CATCCAATTTCTAAATTAGAACCTACTTGTCTATATCTTGCTTGGTTATTTGAAATAGTTCCAAACGCGGGGTTTGTTGTTGTTGCAGTAATGAGAGATCCCACAGAAGACGGATAGTTATTCCAAGCACCAACCACATCAACATTAGAGATATACCCCTCTGGAGCTACGCCTAGTTTTGCGTTGTCTATGTAAACTGTTCCTGTGTAGCTTGTTGCAGCTACTTCTATTTTGTTAGATGTATCACCTATTAAAAAAGGTATTGAGTATCTTCTTATTTTATCATTGGTTAAAATATCTACAGAATCTTGCTCTACAGTGTCTTTAAATGTTTTATAGGTCACACCATCAGCACTAGCCTTGATTTTAAGGCTGGCTAGACCTTGTATGTCCATCCCAACTAGCTTAGTTGTACTTTGAGACAGGTTAAAGTCTTGAGCTGTACAATCGAGCTTTAAAGAGCGATTAAGAAAGGGAACCTCGACCTCTATACTTTTTGTGCAAGTTGTCGTTAAATCCCACCCTGCATAACCTTGCTCGAATCCAATATTTTTAAATATGTTATTAGTGTCAAAGTATTGACTCTCGCTAGGTCTAAACTGTGCACTAACATCTAGAGCAAATATAAAAAAGGCTATTAATATAAGTATTTTTTTCATCTATTTCCTTTAGCTAAATATAACACTAGCTGAATATTTTAAAAACTTTGCTGATTCTGTATATGAAGATGTTTCTGTTGCCACATCTCTGTATATTTTAACGCTTAGTAGGTCACCAACAGCGACAGCCACCGCATTTATTAATCCCGATGCATCGGTTAGATCAATAGATCCAACATCTAGAAGAGAAGTTAAAGCACTAGCAACCTCGACATTTGCTGATGTATGAGTGTTTACATTAGTTGCTATATCTTCAGTGTTTTTAAATAGAGCTGTTTCAGCCTGTAATAAAACATCCCCACTTGCAAGCTCTGTGTATATCTTAGAATTTGAAAGGGTTATTTGATCACCAGGAGTGTAGCTATCAGGTACAATTACATTTATAAACATTTCTTGAATACCGCTATCGTCAAAATCTTTAGTTTCAATGCCATTAGTGAAGCCGTTTACTGGTGCAACATCACCATCAATCCAAGCAATAGAACCACCACCGCCACCGCCGCCACCAATAAGGTTAGATAGTTTTACAGTTTTTACTGCACCGCTATCCTCTGAGTCATTTATTACAACAACATCGCTCTCTACTGGAATAACTTTTTCAGTGTATGTAGCAAAGTGGTTTGCAGTATTCTTAATTGACTCTGAATCCGTTGTGGCTATATTGTTGGTGTTTGCATTAATAGCAATCTGCACATCTTCAATAGCATCTGCTTCGTTCTCATCAACTTTATATAGCTTTAAAGCACCCTTTTTAATGTCGTCAATAGTCTTATCAAGAAATGTTGCGTTTGCTACTGAGCTTGATAATGGTGAGCGAAATACTATAGGCAAATTATACCACCTGTTAAATTGTTATTTTTCTTAATACTAGCTTACCTGTCTCGAAGTAATTCGCCAACTTTTGAGCATATAACTCTCTGAGCATGAAGCCAGTTCCATCTCTGCTTTTAGTTGTTGATTCCAGTATTGCAGAGTCAAATACATTAAAATCGTTTCTATCTCTTAAAAATTCAAATGGTCTTTTCTTTGTAATGTATTGCATAAAGACTCTTAAGTCTGATACACCTGTAGGATTATCATCTATTGCACCCTGCCCGATAATATCAGTAGAGTATTTTATATTAAATTCACTAAAGTTTCTTACACCATAGCTCACTACTTCGATCTCTCCACTAGATGATTCATTAATTTGGGATTGAACGCTCTCTTCCATATCCTCAAATGCAACATAGTCTTGCAAGTTATACTGTGGATAGTATATAGATCCCGATGAGTCTTCACCTTCGTATGATGTTAATCCAATTCTATCTGTAGTAAATCCCATTAAAGGGAATGCGCTGATAGCAGACTGTGTACCTGTTGTCACAAGTAAGTCAAATGTATCATCTGAAGATATAGTTATCTTTCTACTTTCTCTGTCTAGTGACACTGTATAAGTATTGTCACCTATGTCATTAAGTGCCTGTGCTATTTTATTTATGTATTGAGAAATTGTATAAGAACCTACATCTATAATCGCTGTAAGCTCTGTAATCCCATCCTCTACAAAGTTTATAAAGTTGTTTTCACTATCTTTAACAGTATGACCAAATATAAATGATGATCTAGTAGATATACTCATTAAGCTGTTCCTGTTCTTAGGCTTGGAATAATAGATGAATTTCTCGATCCAGATGTTTCAAGTAAATCAGTAAGCCAATTAGAAGCCTCTGACTCTCTTATAACAGAGCCTTCGATATTTAATGTCACATTAGTTCTTTCTTCGGCTTGTGTTGTTAATGCTGGATCTGCGAGAGTTTCAGGAGATATACCACCATTGCCAGTATTTGTATCAACTGAGTTTGCAGCACTAGAACCACCTGATGAAGCACCGCCACCGCCACTAATAGCACCTAAGGCACCACCAAAGGCAGCTAGACCAGCACCAGCCGCAATAAGTGGGGCGCCTAATCCTTGAAATCCAGGAGAGAATAGATAAGCCGTTCCCTCTAGTATAAATTTTGTTCCTAGTGTTATAGCTTGTTGCCCGATGGATTTTATTAGTGCTTTACCAAAAGCCTCTAGCGCATTCTCACCATTGGCAGCAGCCTTACCGAACTCAGCGAAAGCGTCGCCTGCACCCTTTGCAAAACCTTGCTGGAGAGCCTTGCCAGATTCTTGTGAAAATTTACCTATCCTTTTTTGAACAGACTCAAAGTCTGCACCTACACCATCTAGACCTGATGATATACCAGTAGACACTCCTGCAAATATATCTTGTAACCCTAAAGCCTGGTTAGCTGTTTCGCCAATCAAGGCATCCGTATTTTCTTTTGTAATTTCTTTTTGAACTAGAGCATCCTCATTAATTTGAGTAAAAAATGTTTGTAGTTCATTTCTCTTTGCTTCTAATTGAGAGCTTATAGGAAGTTCAAATATTGAGCTAAAGGCATCTTTAGTATTGTTAGCACCAATCTTAGTAGCCTCTGAAAAGGTATCGAATTGCTGTTGAAAGCTTTGTAGGTTAACACTAGCCCCAACTAAATCGAAAGCCTTCGCTATAACTAGATTAAACCCAGCACCAGCCGCACCCATTGCTGTAAAACCTGTAACAATAGCACTTTTTAATGTACTAAATACTGCGGTTACAGCCTCTACTGGCTTTATAACAAAACTTACAAGTGTATCCCCTAGTGCCAAAGCACCTTTAGTTAACACTGAAAAAGCATCATTTCCTTCTCTGAATCCAGAAATCTCTGATCCAATTCCCTCTAAAGCTTCTTTAGCAAAATTTATAACTTTAATGAACTTAGGATTTTGAGTTATAACCTTACCAATCTCTTCTAAAACATCACCAAAAGCATTTTGTAACTGGTCAACCGATCCACTAAATGTAAGTACATCCCTTTGAGACGCACCCCCAAATTTATTCTCTATTTGAGTTAAGGCATTGGCAAATGTTTCTGTATTATTAGAGGCTTTCTTTATGGATAAACCATATCTAGAGAATGAACCAACTTCACCAGCAGCAGCTTTACCAACTAATGTTGCAGCAGCAGTTAGGTCTATTCTTAGTGCACTTGCAAGGTCTGTTGTTGCAGCCAAAGCTCTCTTTAAACCCTTCTCATCTAAGTCACCTAAAGATTGAATCAAGGCAGCATTTTGAATTAATACCTCATCTCCAAACCTGGTAGATTTTTGAAGCTCAGATGCATAGTTTTGAATGCCTTGAGAAGCTTCTAATCCAGCATTTTTAGTAATAGATAAAGCACTATTAAGAGCATTAACAGCGTCTTCTTGAACTTGTGCAGCTCTGATAGATTGAATACCAATTAAAGCTGTTGCAACACCTGTCAGTATTGAACCAACCTTGAAAGCTTGCTTACCTAAAGACTTGAAAGAGCCTGCAACACCGCTAGAAAATTTCTTTTTAAAGTTTGCAGCAGCACTTTGACCAGCCTTATCACCAGCATCAGAGATACCTTTGATGGCACTTTTTACATCGCCCTTCTCTAAGTCAAGCTCAATGAGTATTTTATCAGCCATCTATATCAGCTCCAGATCCGTGGTTCTCAATATCTTATCTTTAAAGCTTTCTGGGTATGCAACCCTGTAAACTTCTCTATGTTTTTTCTGCTTATCTTTACTCTCTAGTACAGGGTATTGATTCGCATCCATCATAACTAATCTTTCTTTTCCCTGTAGCCTTTGCATGGCTTGAACGTAATACTTTTGTTTCTGTGGTGTCATAGCGACAATCTTCTCTTCGGTCATAGAGGGGAAAAATCTCATTAACTCGAAGATCCAAAGATCATCGCTCTTTAGTTTTTTTCTTGATCAAATAGTTCTTTAATTAAGACTCTAGCTTGAGAATTATTTAAACCCTTGTAGATTTCTGTGTCTAACCCCAAAGAAGATAGAAAAGATTCCAACACTAACTCAGCCTTATCAGGGCTTTTTGCACAAGCCTTTAGGTCTTTGTTGTATTGGTTAATCTCTAGTTGACTAGGTTTTTTTACCTCGTGCTTTTTACCATCTCTTTCAAAAGTTAAATACTCATCGTTAAAATTTAACACTACTCAGTCCTTTAAAGGGGCTTACTCACCCCTATGTTTATTAAAATAACGAGTGATCGCCTCTCGCCATAATGTTGATTTTTTCATCTGCATTTCCGTCTTTATAAGCAACAAAAGTAAATGAAGCTTCTTGTACAGAACCACCAGAAAAGTTTATTGAATCCATATTCGGTGCAGTATTTAAGATAACAATATCTTCACCAATAATAGAGCTTTCATTCCTGATTGGATGCCCTACTAATCTACCGCTATAAAGAAACATTGACTTATATAGCTTTGAAGTACCATAACCTGTAACAGTTTCACCTCCTATTTCTAGGTTTGATCCAGCCACATTTCCGATTAAATCTTCCCATCTTTGTGAAGTCATTTCTTTTAAGGGTAATCCAAGCTCTACAGTTTGACCTACAATGATCTCATCTAAAATAACTGTACCTTGAGCATCATCAGTAAGCTGAACTTTCTCAGTAGTTGTTGTCATTTCTGATTCACCAGTTTGACCTAAATAACCACCAAACCCAAGCTCGCCAATTGCAAGTGTTGTATTAGGTGCATTAGTATAATCTTCTATAGTGATAACACTTACGAAGTTATTTTGAACCTCAACTACATTGTCAATTTGCTCTGTCTTAACAGCGATTTCACTTTCAACAAGCTCAGCTATAAAAGCATCTGCAACATCTGTAGCATCTACTGCTGCTGTAGCATCAACTGTAATGAGTGTTTGACCTGTTCCTGGAGTCGGAGCTGTCGCAATACCATCGTCAATAAAAATTAAATACTTTACCTCTCCATAGCTTACAGAGATTGAGTTTAAATCAAAAGACTCTCCAAGAGATGCCAGTGTAAAAGTAATAGTTCGACAGTGCCTTTTACCAAAATACCATCTCATCGCTTCAAGCACTTGGCTTGTAGACTTTTGTTGTGTACATAAAGCCATTTATTCCCCCCTGGAATACGCTAATGAAAGCGTCAAATTTATATTAATTCTAAAGCTATTGTCATTATCTGGCAATTGCTCTGCAACTACCGCACTTGAAACAATATCAATTATGTTATTCTGCTGTTTAAAGTTTTTTAAATCTATTATAGAGTCTCTAATACATACTGCCTTGTCTAGTAGATCATCATAGTTTTCTAGTTGGTCATCTCTATTCTTGCCAATACCAAAGATAATTATCTGAGCATCTAGGGTATCTAGAAAATGATCATCTCTTTCTAGATTAGACACTGTGTTAAGTTCTATTTGATAACTTCTATCTAGTAATGTTTCGCCTATATCGTTATCGTAGAATACTGATCTATTTTCCTTTAAGTCAGAATCGATAGATCTTATGATGCTTTTTAAATATGCCCTAGTTTCGCTTATCATCTAATTATCATCCTAAAAGTCTTCATATCTTGAATCTCGCTATTTGAATCTATAACTCCCGATGAGTCTTTATCTATGCGAATAGCTCCACGATCTCTCTCAATATTTCTAAGCTTATTGTAATCATCGAGCTTGGCTGCAAACTTATCACCACCTGATATAAATAAATCACTATATATAATATATAAAGTTTCATATAGTGACCATTTTTGTAGCTCCCCTGTTAGATTTAATTGATCTTTAGAGTATGCCGTACCATCGTCATTCCATATTCTTTTGCGATCCAGGTAGTTTAATATTCTAGATTGTGCTTCTCTATGTATGTTCTTATATGAGTTTCTATTACTGGGAATATATCTCTTTAGCTCATTTTCTATAGCAAATATCTGAGAGTCATTGGAATATAGATTGTCTTCTATTTCACTTATAACATTTAGTGTATATGTTTGATTGACGGTGTTAGTTCCATCCGTAGCCCTAACACCGATTACTTGCTCCCCACTTGTGGAGAACGACCAATCTAAAAACCACTTATCATTATCACCACTATTAAAAACACTTATATAGGTTGTATTGTCAGGAGCGATCTCAATATCTGTCAATGCAATATTGTCTGAGATAAAAGAGCCAGTTACATCTAACCTTGTCTTATCCCCTACCTGTACAATATCCTCTGATTTAAAATCTAGAAAGATCATTCTTGCTCCTGGTTATCTTTGTAAATATCTTTTTTATTCATATTCCAAAATAGGTGACCACATAAAAAGCCAAATAAAAAAGGTATTGATGGATATTCGTGTGACCACCTTATAATGTATGCGCTAATAGATTCTTGCTTTCCGTAACTTTGAATAACCCACAAATCAAATACTGCTATAATTAAAATAGAAACAGCTATAAATATCGTAGTTATTTTCTTCATAACTTCTCACTTAAATAATAGTTAGATACAAAGCTTCTAGTTCCGATCTCACTACTAGCATGATACTTTATCATTAAATATAATCCAGGTGTGAGCTTTGCATTCAGTGGATAGGTGTTCAGAGTGTATATTTTACTAGAGCTATCTGGTGACATATTAGCTCTTATTACATATTGTGAAACTGTTGGATAATTCTCTGTTAATGCATCTCTGTAAATTTCTGGTATAACGCCATCTTTATCGTTAACCTCTGCACTAATCCAATCACCCTTTTTCGCTCCGATAACTATACACTCACCACCTGAAACGTACCTTTCATTAAGTAGCTTATATTCAGATGTATTAATAGAATCAGCCTCGACTTCTCTCCAGGCAGAATCACCATCTCTTCTAGTTTTAAAGTCAGGTCTTGCAAAGGGAGCTGAATCAGACACCTCAACAACAGAGTTATACTTAGCATTAGTATCTGGAAGATTTTTATAATTAGTTTCAAAATCTATTTGATCTTCACTTTTTGGATTCTTTTTTTCAATAGAGCATTGGATTCTAAAGTCTCCATTGGATAAGTATAAAAAATACCACGAATCATTCTCTAGATAATCTATATTGCAATCTGTAGAGTTTTTATATCCTATATAATTTTCATATGTTTCTTTTAAGTATATCATTAGTGAAATTCTCTCCATCTAAAACCAACATTAACATCATTTGAGCTTTGAGATTGTGCTGTAACAGTTAATGTATCTAGAGGCTCTAATTGTATATTTAAGTCTTTAACAAGTTGATTAAAAGAACCTACAGACTGTGTTCTAATTGTTAAGAGAAATTCACCACCGCTAAATGAAGTTGACGATGTATCAAACTCGACAACAGAATTATTAGTGTCAATGTTTGTAAAAGAAGATCCAACAAGAGTTGCATTTTTATAAAGTCTAAATGTTACAAACTTATTCCCATCACTGTTTAAAGATAAATAATCAAGAGATGATAAAATAAAGTTTGTTTTACTTGCAAACAAATCTCTACTGCGTATTGTTAATACAGGAGTTTGAGCCTGTACAATATTGATAGACTCTACTGAAAAAAACCTTGATCCTGAGAGTGGATTAGATTTACCCAAAAAAGATGCTTGCCCTGCTTGCCAAACTAAAGATAGGTTAGTTGCATTTCCAGTGTTCTTAATTTCTGCAAAAAGAGACATTATAGGATTTGCAATTGATGGAGTAGTTCTACTGTTTACAAAAGATTCAACATGATACGTTAACCACTCTCCATTAGGTTTTTCTATTTGAAAGATAAAAGGGCTTGCACCATGCCAAGAAAAGACGCATCTCACCAATTGAATCTTTGTCCAATCAGGAGCATACTCACTTACTTTTCCATTTGTAATGGTTGAGGCATCTAATTTATCGTGACTAAAACTAGATTGATTTATCTTAGTTTCAACTCCATCTTTTCTATAAAAAATAGAAAAAGTTTCATTGTTATTAAATCCTATGTATATTCCATTTTGATTAGATCTATCGATAACACCAACGTGCTGAGTGCTGTTAGCAAAACCAACTTGTGATCCTGGTGTGCCTGATAAACTAGGGAAGAGTAAAGTGTGAGAAAATTCTATATCTTGTGAAACTCTATAATCAACAGTCTTTCGAGTTCTAACAAACGACCTTCCATTTGTACTTGTGGAAGTTTGCAATACTGCCTGACTGTTAGTTGCTGCTGCACTACCTCCGTTTAAATGGGCTGTAGTATATGATCTTGTGCTTATGTTATAATAAAACTTTGCCTCTACATCAATTTCCCTTTCAACATTTCTAACCTCAGAAAAGTTAGAAATAGAAGCAACAGCACCATTAATTCCCTCTATTCTGGAATCTACTAATAGCCTGCTTTTTTTAACATCAGCAATAGAATTTTCATCGCTGCCAGTTATACCGACAGGCGATGATGATTCTTTATTTCTATTCAAGTCAGCCATATTAAGCTTCGATTCCATTTATTGTGCTGTATAAGTCTTGCGCTTTATTATCAAGGTTTGTTTTAATCAATCTAATAGTCACACCAGCCAAAAACGATTGTGGCTTCTTAAGATCAAAAGAAACATTAGAATTACTCGGAGAGTTAAAAAGAACTTGTTTAGTTGTATATGTTCCAACACCAACACCATCCTCTATTTGTAATTCAAATTTTGCGTAACCTGTAGATGTTGCCGATATATTTAAGTTTTTAAAAGCTAATCCAGCACTAACTACATAATCATGGTTAGTAGATGCATCAGATGCAACAGCCGCAGATTGATCAAAATCAGTAATCTCATCACCTGGATTCTCAGCCAAAAAAACAGCCAGTGGATTTTCTTCATCTATTCTATTTCCACTTGAATCACTTATAGCAAAGTCAATGGCAACTTTATCATCATTTCCTAAAACCGCTGTCGGTCTTTTATTCATTGTAGTTTCATCTGTCGAAGCTGATCTATCAGAAACAATTAAGCCTTGTGAGCTAGGTCTTTTGTTATTCGTAACATCGTAATCACCATTAGATTGAACATGACCCTCTTGACTTAGCAAAGCTTCTTGATCTGTTCCATCGCTGTCTGATCCATGTATTCTAGTGTGAGACTTACCATCGCTAACAGCTTGACCAGCACCAGCCGCATCTGGATTAGTTGCATCATTAATCTTTACTAGAACTCTTTCATCCAACCCATCTTGTCTTGATCTTATGCCTAGTTGTCCATCTATATCAGCCATACTATTCTCCTGTTACTTCGATCTCTTCTTTCAGTCGATCTATAGTTTTTTGTTGATTGTTTATATTCTCTTTAAGTCTTTCTATATCAGCCAATCTCTCAAGCACTTTGTACTCCATTTCTAGCATAGCTGTTTCAACTTTTTTAATTTCTAATTTCTTTTTCTCTAGTGCTAGATTCATATATTATACTCGCTATAAAAAAGTGTTGCATTAAATTGTGCTGGCTCGTTTGTTTTATTTTCAACTATAATTTTTAGATTGTCACCTTCACTTAATTCTATTTCATTTAAACCTAAACTTCCATCGAACCAGGTTAAATATGTTCTTGCTTTTAATAGGCTTGATCCGTTTCTAGTAACAGTGTAAACCGCTCTGTTTTCACCAGAGAACTCAACACTTTTTAAATCAATACCTTTTGACGCTGATACAGTTAGATTAATTATCTCTAATGTTTGTAATCCTGTTGAATTAACCTCGTTATAAATAGCCTTAGACTCGCCCCTGCTAATTGCATCAACTGGCACAGGGTTATCATAGCTATTGCCAACATAGACTTCTTGAGAAGTATAATTCTCCCCACGACTAGGTGACTCGACAAAGCTTTTGAATACTCTATCGTTTTTTGTTTTTTTACCTGGATCATTCGGCAAGTTCTTCTCCCACATTTTGAGATGTAATACTTAAGCCTGAGTAGTAAAAAGCAACCCACTTCTTACCATCTTTTTGAATATTAAAGAACTCAACACCATGACCGAGTCTTAGTTGAGTCTTCAACATAGACCGCCTCAAAGCTTTTAAGTTTGAAGCGGTCACGTAGTCGGGAATATTTCCAACTGGTATACGCATCTATTAAGCTACGAAATTTCCAGCTTTAATAATTAGCTCACCATCCTGAAGAACAGAAAGACCATATTTAACATCCCATGTATGAGCCATTGATCCAGCTCCATACTCGATTGCTTTTTCACTATCAGTGATAGGTCTTCTATGGAATGCGAATCCTAAAGATTCTCTATGGCAAAGAATCATGTTTCCGTTACCGAAAGTAATTGCATTACCATCAGCCTCAGATCCAGAATTAGTTGTCATAATAACTTTAACACCGTAAAGCGATCCAAGCTCTCCACTCATAATTGTTTGGTTACTTCCATATCTATCAGCCTGTACAAAGTTAGCCACTCCTAGAAGTGCCTTTCTTTCTGAAGGTCTAACGATTAGGATTCTACCGCCATCGTCTAACATTTCTTGCTCATCAGCTTGCTCGATCATATCTAGAAGAACAGCTTCGATATCAGAAACACCAGAATCATACTCTACTTCTACAGATCCACTACCACCAACCCAAAGAGCATCTAGTCTAGCGATATCCATATTTCTTCCATGTGCACTTGCTGCTCTTGAAGCTGCCGTTTGCTCATAAGAAGGTTTTGCGTCAATCTCAACATCACCAGGTATTACATAGTAAACATACTTAGATTGATCTAATGAAATCTCATCAAAAGAAAAAGTAAGGTTTGAAGCTGATGCAACCGTTGGTGTTGCGTTATCTCTGTCAGCAACAGTAAAGCTTGAAGATCTTGGAATCTTAACGCTTGATGTGCCCTTACCTACTAGGTTTGAATAATCTGTAAATAAACCAGCAAGCTTTGAAGCCGCCTGTAATTCTCTTTGTACAATTTCTGCTACTAATGCTTCTTGAACATTAACAACATCTGCATTCTTTGCAACTGTCATGTATCCTCCTATGGGATTTATTTATAATGTTTTAAATGTAACTCTTTCAGTTCTTCCATCGAGAGTTTACTCAAATCGTTTAACTTGTTATTTTCTTCAATCTTTGTCGAAGGATTTCCATTGGCTGTAATTTTATTAGATGATTTAAACAGAAATGAGTTTTCTCTTTTTGCTTTTTCTAAAACTGCGCTCAAGCTCTGTTTATCAATACTAAAGTTTTCACCAACTTCAATACTTCTAAGATCTTCGTCGTCTAACAACCTAATAAGTTTGTCTGGATTTTCGCAGCCAGCTCTCATCGCTTCACGTTTAATTTCACTTGTTAAAGTGTTCCACGCATAGCTTTGATCTTTCTTACTTAAATTGGTTGAAAGCTCAGTATTCTTTTTTCTAAGATCCTCAATGAGTTTCTCGTGATTACCTTCTCTTTGGAGTTTTTCTT